GCAAATGTAGCTGCTGCCGCTGCTTTTCCAAACAGTATATTTGTTTTTGGGGATGCTGATGGCGCTACTGTGACTTTACCGGATTCTGGTGACGGATCTCAAATAGGTAAAACGTTTGAGTTTGTAGTTACCGTAACCGCAACTTCAAATACTCACAAAGTAGTATTTACAGATACTACTAATGAAAAAATATACGGACAGTTAAACACTATAGATTCAGATACTAGTGATACTCAAGTATCATTTATAGCTGCTGCGGGTGATAGCTTTAGCGCTATCAATTTAAACGGAACAACAACCGGTATAATAGGATCTAGATTTACATTAACAAATGTAGCAGCTGATATATGGTTTGCAGAAGGTAATATTCATCACACCGGAGACGTAGCTACACCGTTTGCAACATCTTAATTAAAAAAAATTAATAAATAATTAATAAACACTAAAACAAAAACAATGCAAGATTACACACAAGAACAAGCAACAATTGACATAGCAGCATCAATTGACAGTATTAAAACATGCGAAACTATTCAAGCTATTTCAGAGGCTGATAGAACAGAAGATCAAGTTGGAGAATTATTTAGAAGTGAAGGACATTTAAGATTAAAAATGAATTTACCTTTATTTGTATCTTCTTTATCTTCAGATCAAGCAAGCCGTATAGCTTCATTGAGCCTATAATATAACATGGCTACAAAGAACGCTCCTTCTAGGAAGAAGTCTAAAAAGTACTATGCTAAAGTAAAAAAAGGCAGCGGCAAAGGTAGCAAAGCAGGAGGCGGTATGACCGCTAAAGGAGTTGCTAAATACAGAAAAGACAATCCTGGTAGTAAGTTAAAAACAGCTGTTACGACCCCTCCTTCAAAATTAAAAAAAGGTAGTAAAGCTGCTAAAAGAAGAAAAGCTTTTTGCGCGAGGTCTAAAAGCTGGAAATCTGAAAGAGGAAAAGCTGCTAGAAGAAAATGGAATTGTTAAATGAAAAATAAAAAAAAATTCAAAGATACTAAAGTCGGTCAGTTTTTATTGAAAAAGCTGCCTGATTTTGTATCGGGTAGTTTACCAGACAAAGGTATATTAGGGTTTATTAAAAATTTAATAGATAACGAGCCTGAATTAACTAGTCAAGATAAAGAATCAATGCATCAAGAACTTGTAGAATTATACAATCTTGAAGTAGCAGATAGAGATAGCGCTCGTAAAAGAGAGGTTGAAAAAGCTAAGACAGGTCAGTTTGACTTTATGTTTAATTTAACTGGCATTGTAGGTCTAGGAGCTTTTGCTTTTATGATATACGCTATAGTATATTTGCAAATACCTGAATCTAACAAAGAAGTGTGGATACATCTAATAGGTATATGCGAAGGAATAGTACTATCTATATTTGGTTATTTTTTTGGCGCTGCTGTTAGGAAAAACAAGTAACATAAGAAAGTAATTGGCTACACACGTAATATAAATAAGAGTAATTAACAATTAAATAAAATAAAATGAGTAAAAAAATCGAACAAGTAGAATTAGAAGAATTAGTAAAGCAACAAAACTTCAAAAGACAGATGCTATCTGACATTGGAGCCTTAGAGATTCAAAAAACGCAAGTGATGGGATCTTTTGCCCAATTGATGTCTGAATCTGAAAAAACCAGCCAGTCTCTTGAAGAAAAGTATGGCAAAATTACCGTCAATTTAGAAGATGGTAGTTATGAAGAGATGAAAGAAATTTCAGATGAGCAAGCTAATTAGGAAAATAAGCATAGGCTCTGACTACAAAAATGAAGCAATGCATTACTCCGTAGGCCAACAGGTTTACGGAGGTCATTGCATATCAGATATATTATACAACGAAAAAGACGGTTCTTATAATATATACATAAGTAAGAAAGATGAAATAATTCCATGGAAAAAGTTTAATACTAACATGGCGATTTCAATAGAATATAATCTAGAATACTAATGCAGAGTTTATACAGCTTTATTATAGAACCTAAAGATGGCAGGTATACAAATGAAGTAGATGTCGGTGGTAAAAAACTTATAATAAACACCACTATGGACGATCATAAGTTTGTTAATAGAATTGGTATTGTTAAATCAATACCTCTTATAGGAGATACTGATATAAAAGTTAATGACGAGGTTATAGTGCATCATAATGTATTTAGAAGATTCTATAATGTACGAGGAATAGAAAAAAACAGTAGCGCATATTTTAAGGAAGACATGTACTTCTGTTTCTACGATCAGATATTTCTTTATAACCACAATAAAGAGTGGAAAGCTCCAGGTGATTTTTGTTTTGTAAAACCTGTAGTTAAAAAAGAAAATTCAATTCTAAGCGAACAAAAAGAAAGAAAGCATATTGGTATACTAAAATATGGCAATAGATCCTTAGAAGCTCTTAAAATAGCCGAAGGTGACGTATTAGGCTTTAGTCCAAGTAGTGAGTATGAGTTTTTAATAGACGGTGACAGATTATACAGAATGCGCACTAATGATATTACAATCAAATATGAAAACAAAGGAGACGAAGAGGAATATAATCCAAGCTGGGCAAAAGGCAGTGGAAGAACTTATTAAAGTTGCTAAAGAAAAAATTGTAGACTCAGGAGATGATATAACAGCTGACAGATTAAAAAACGCAGCTGCTACAAAAAAATTAGCAATTTTTGATGCTTTTGAAATATTAGATAGAATACAGCAAGAACAAGATCTTCTAGAAGAAAATAAAGATTCTAATAGCAAAGAAAAATCCTTTAGGGGTTTTGCTGAAGGAAGGTCTAAATAATGTATAAGCAAACATTAGTTAAAGTGCTAAAAGACTACGTAAAGCCTAGCACTATAGAAAAATACAATAGATATAATAAGTGGCAATATGGTTACAATAAAGATCACGATGTAATTGTTATATCTAAGAACGGTAAGATTGGTGAAATATACGAAATCCAAGGGTTAAAAATAGCTTTGCCTTTATGCAGTAATAGCTATAAATTATCAAATAAAAAGTTAGAGCAATTTTGGAAAGCATTAGATTACCCTAAAGAATTAAGTAAAATAAAATCAGTTTTTGACTGGGAAAACCGCTCTAGTGAATTTAAAAACAAATGGTATGACTATATTGACAACGAGTTTAAAAAGAGAGAAGAAGGTTTTTGGTTCAACAATAAGGGGGTTCCTGTATATATTACTGGTACTCACTACATGTACTTGCAGTGGTCCAAGATTGATGTTGGGCAGCCAGACTTTCGCGAATCAAATAGATTATTCTACATATTTTGGGAAGCCTGTAAGGCTGACACAAGATGTTACGGAATGTGTTATCTTAAAAACAGACGGTCAGGCTTTTCGTTCATGGCCTCAGGCGAGACTGTTAATCAAGCCACGATTTCAACAGACTCAAGATTTGGTATACTATCAAAATCTGGGCCAGACGCAAAGAAAATGTTTACTGATAAGGTCGTACCCATCTCAGTTAACTACCCATTTTTCTTCAAACCCATACAAGACGGAATGGATCGCCCGAAAACGGAACTTGCGTATAGAGTCCCAGCGTCGAAATTTACCCGTAAGAAGCTCGACTCCAACGAGAAGCTCGCAGAGATATCCGGTCTCGACACAACGATCGACTGGAAGAACACGGGTGACAACTCCTACGACGGTGAAAAATTAAAACTACTAGTACACGACGAAAGTGGAAAGTGGGAAAGACCTACAAATATATTAAACAACTGGAGAGTTACTAGAACTTGTTTAAGATTAGGTTCAAGAATTATTGGTAAGTGTATGATGGGTAGTACATCTAATGCTTTAGACAAAGGTGGTGAGAATTTTAAAAAATTATATTATAATTCAGATGTTGAAAAACGAAACGCCAATGGCCAAACTCGCTCAGGATTATATTCTTTGTTCATACCTATGGAATGGAACTACGAAGGATACATTGATTCTTATGGATTACCTGTATTCAACACGCCTGAAAAATCAGTTAAAGGACCAAATGAAGAAATAATAGATTTAGGCGTTATAGAGTATTGGGAAAATGAAGTAGAAGGTTTAAAAGATGATCAAGATAGTTTAAACGAATATTATCGTCAATTCCCTAGAACTGAAAACCATGCGTTTAGAGATGAAACAAAACAATCTTTATTTAATTTAACAAAGCTATATGAGCAAATAGATTATAATGAAGATGCTCAAAGAAATGGATTAGTAACAGTCGGTAGCTTTCAATGGAAAGACGGAGCTAAAGATAGTACTGTTGAGTTTATGCCTAACAAAAGTGGTAGGTTTAAAGTAAGCTGGGTACCTAAGCTGGAAATGCAAAACAGAGTTAGATTAAAAAATGGTATAAAATACCCTGCTAATGATCACATGGGTGCTTTTGGTTGTGACAGTTATGATATATCAGGTACTGTTGACGGTATTGGATCTAATGGCGCCTTACACGGTTTAACTAAATACTCTATGGAGGAAGCTCCAGCTAATAGTTTTTTTTTAGAATACGTTGCAAGACCGCAAACCGCTGAAATATTTTTTGAAGACGTTTTAATGGCTTGTGTATTTTACGGAATGCCTATATTAGTAGAGAACAATAAACCTAGATTATTGTACCATTTTAAAAGAAGAGGATATCGCGGATATTCAATGAATAGACCTGACAAAAGTTATAATAAACTTTCTATTACAGAAAAAGAAATAGGAGGTATACCTAACTCGTCAAATGACATAAAGCAATCACACGCAGCTGCTATAGAATCTTATATAGAAAAGTATGTAGGAATAATGGAAGACGGTTACGGTGACATGTATTTTAATAGAACATTAGAAGATTGGGTAAAGTTTGACATAAATAATAGAACAAAGTTTGATGCATCAATTAGCTCAGGCTTAGCAATTATGGCTTGCAATAAAAACCTTTATGCACCAACGCAAGAAAGAAAAGTTAAAAGTATAAATCTTGGGATAAAAAGATATGACAATAAAGGGTATGTATCTCAAATAATATAAATAAATGAGTAATAAAGCTACAAAAAGTTCTTTTCCATCCCAAGCGGTTAGTGATATAGAAAAAATGAGTGTTGATTATGGCACGCGAGTTGGTAGAGCTATAGAGCATGAATGGTTTAATTCTAGAGACGTTAGTAGTGGTAGGTATTCTACATCAAAGCAATCTTTTCACTCTTTAAGGTTATACGCTAGAGGAGAACAATCTGTTAGAAAATATAAAGACGAATTATCTATAAATGGAGATTTATCTTATATGAATTTAGATTGGAAGCCTGTACCTATTATACCAAAGTTTGTTGATATTGTTGTAAACGGCATGTCTGATAGATCATATGAAATAAAAGCTTATTCTCAAGACCCTGCTTCAATAAAAGAAAGAACAGACTACGTAACTAAGATAGCTGAAGATATGGCTGCTAAGCCATTTAATGATGCTGTAGCTGGACAATTAGGCGTTAATATATACCAAACAGACCAAAGCAAGTTACCTGAAACATCTGAAGAACTTGAAATACACATGCAGCTTGAGTATAAACAAGCTATTGAAATAGCTGAAGAAGAAGCTATAAATAGTGTGTTTGATAAAAACAAATACGAATTAGTATCTAGACGTATAAAAAGAGATTTAACAGTTATAGGTATTGGCGCTGCTAAAAGCTCGTTTAATAAAGCTGAAGGTATTAGAGTAGAATATGTAGACCCAGTTAACCTGGTATATTCAAGTACTGACTCTCCTTATTTTGATGATATATATTACGTAGGTGAAGTAAAAGAAATATACTCTAACGAACTTAAAAAAGAATTTCCTGAATTAACTGATGAGGCTTTAGAATCTTACGAAGGTTATAATTCATCGTATAATAATAACGGGTACAATTCTAAATCAAACGAAAGTAACAGTATATCTGTTTTATATTTTGAATACAAAACCTATGCTAATCAGGTTCATAAAATAAAAAA